AACCAAAATATTCGCCCAATAACTTAAACGTCTTGAACGAGGTCTTGCGGTATCTGGATCGTCATCCCATATACGACTGTTTTCTTTACAAACCGGACATTTGTTTCCTATTGTAGTAGGACACGCTTCAACGAACCAACCATCACCATGACCACGGAATCCATGATTATAGATTTTAACAAACGGCAAATCTTCATCTATAGGCGGTGGAAGAAAACGGAGAATCGCAGATGCGGTTCCGTCATCTTTAGTTTTGATTTTGTATTCGTTGGGGTCGTCGTGGTTGTAGTTTGGTTTCTTATCGTTTTCTTTGATGTTTTCGATAATTTTGGTGTAGTCCATGGATCTTCTTCTTTTTGACATAATACTTTTTCTCCTTGATCCATTTAAGGATCAACAGTTCTGTTTTTCTAGTTGACTCGTTCCTTTCTCCACTCAGATAGAATGGTTCGAAAACGTCTATGTTCGCCACAATCTTCTACATCAAGTTCCGGTGTGTGTTGCAACATCTTGATATAAAATAATGGACTAACAAATTTATTTATAATCAAATCAAACATTAAAGATTTTTGATCATCGTTGATTTTAAAATAGTCGTCGATTTTTTTAATTTTTAATCGTTTACTTAAACCCAACATCACATCTTGATCTTTTTTGTATTGATCATCCGTAAATAACTTTTTGATTTTAATAATCTCATCGTATTTTAGATTATTGTAATTTATTTTTTCTTGGAATAGGTATGTGTAAAATAGAAAATTTTTAAGGTCTTCAAATGTATAATGAGAACTATTAATGTAATTACTTACATTTCTGCAATTATTCTTGACGAATTCCGGTTGTTTATCGTATTGTAATTTATAAACCACTTTCTCTATGTTATTAACCTTTTTGGATCGTTCAATTTTATCTTTCAAATTGCGAACCAAAGAAAACACATTAATAGGTAAAATTCGTTTTGTTTTATTCATACTAATATACATTATTGCCACGATAAACGCAACAACTATTTTGAAATTTTCTGTAAAAAATGTTTTAAGATTGAAGATTTATCAGATGGTTCTAAACCATATTTAGTTTCTAACTCACATCTAAGACCATGCATATTATCTTCATCAAAACATTCCAACGTATCTTTTATATCGAAAAAATCTTGATATAAATAAATCGCACATTTAATCAGATTGAGATTATTTTCTGATTTCAGATTTCGAACTAAATAATTAAATTTATGGAAATGCGCGTTACCACTCTTTATTTTAAGGATGACTTCTTCGAAATCAATTTCATTTTCTTTCATAGTATTGAAAAATTGTCGTTTGGAAATACCAGAAATTATATTGCGTTCCTCTGCTCTATCGTTTATAGATGTTTGTTTATTCAAATATTCTTCCATGGTACTCCTATTTGATTTTTATCATTACCTTTTTTCTGGCAATGGATCTACTTTTGGTTTTAGATTTTAATAAAGTCACCGTAGCTTGATCAATTAATTCCTCGGTGGAGTTATTGTTTTTATCGGCATCATTACCACCCGGTTGCTCAACATCATACAATCTCATTTTATTGAAATCAACCCCCACGAACCGTTTTCTTTTATTTATACCATATCTATTCTTTAATAAGGAGAATGAATATCTTCCCGCCGCTTTCATTTCTGCTGTTTGCGTAACACCAAAAATAATGTCTGCTTTAAATGTCTGACCAATCGAATCCGCGGAATCAGTTAAATCGAGATCGGTGGTTTTCATTCCACCACGATTTGCTTGCATAGCAGAAACAACAGGTGGACCAAACTCCATACTCAACGCACGAGTTTGTCCACAAACCAAACGCAAGACATCATTCGAATTTATATTTGAATTGGGTCTCCCATTAGGTATCATACAACCAATATAATCAACAAATATTACATCCGGAACAAATTTCTTCTTAGTCTTCAGTTCTTTTATTAATGTTCTGAGATGATTCGCGCTAATTGTGTTCTCCGGGTATTCGCGAATAATCAATTGATTGTTAATCACTTTTTTACATTTATCAAATTTTTCCAGAAACTTTTCTTTTCGGAGTAATTTAAGATCTCCCATATTAACATCAAAAAGATTTGCCATGAATCTTCTCGATAATTTCTTTTCCGACTCTTCAAATGTTATATACAAGACGTTTTTGTTTTGTAGAAGACAATTAGTCGCGATTGCTGACTGTATAAGAGTTTTACCCATGTTAGTTTCGGCAAGAAAAAGAGTTATTGATTTTTCATGTAATCCGCCATCTATGAGTTTATCTACATCATACAATCCCGTCGAAAATGTGACATCTTCATCATGCAAAGAGTTATACAAGGATTCCGCATCGTCAAAGAAATCCAATCCGAGTTTAGTATCAAAACTAAATGATAATGCTTCTCGAACATTATCTGGATGTTCACTGAGTTTTTCTAAATCTTGATCTGTTAATGCTTGAACCGCATCGACTATATGTGAATGGATCATCTTCTCTTTAAACCAAGATTCCAATTCACCCATCACGAATTCATCATTATACTCACTGATATCCAGTTCGCTACATCTAACCAATTCATTATAAACAGTTTCTTCTTTAATAAATATTTTCAATTCGCTTTTAGTAGGAAATTTATCATATTTTTCATGAAATTTTATGAAATAATCTACTATTTTCGCGTGGTTTTGGTCATGGAATATTTTTGACACAAGGAAGGGAAACAGTCGCTCCCTTCCTTGTGGATTACACAACAATAAACGGATCACTAACGATTCAAAAAATAATGGGTCCAGTTTTACTCTCCTTGTTTTTCTGTGAGTAAATCATCGATGGATTCTTCAGCTATATCTATTTTTCTACCTTTAAATGTATATTTCGTTTCAAGAAAGTCTTCAAAGTCGGTATTCTTAAATAGAGGTAACCAAAAATCACTACAATATATACTACGTTCTCTCCACTTCTTATCATCTTTTACTGATGGTCTGGTATAATGTCCAACGCTCGGTTTTTCAACACATCCATGCTCAAGCGCATCCGGAAGCATTCCATAGAACACATCCAACCCACCATTATGTTTTATGCGATAACATAATTGAGATCTTTCTACTGATTTTCTCCCCTTGTGAGTAAATGCTGTTATTATCGCGCCAGTAATTTCTTTTGCTGAATTCTTATCCTTTGCTTTTGACTGACAAAGCACAACTGATTCTGAATTAAAATACAATCGTTTTCCACCGGGGATTTTTAGCGGGTCTCCGAACCCACCCGTGTTATCATAAATGTGATTCACTACATAACAAGTGATATCAGATTCTTTCATTACATTCGCTAACTCATTTTTCCACGCTGGCAATGACATATCTTTTTTATCACTACCTTCGGATGCTTTTTTCAAAATAACATGTGAGATCAAAGTCCCCCATGAATCCAGTAATAAAAAAATGTTTTGTTTTTTAACTTTATCGTTACCTTCTGCCAGAACACTAACTGCTTGTTTGATATCAACAACATTACTTACTTGAATCACAGCCAATTTTTCTTCTGTTGTATCGATACCGATTGCTTCAGCCCACTTGTAATCGAAAGATTTCTCTGAATCGATCACGATACAGTCCATGCCCATATTTTGCGCGTTCTTCAACAACGATAACCCTATAAATGATTTACCGAGCGAACTATCCGCGGAAATCATGTTTATGGTGCCTTTAGTTATCCCGCCCCGTACTTTTCCACTGTGTAATAAATTGAGTGCGATAATACCCGTAGAAATAAATTCATCAACTTTGTTACGATCACTAAGTTTGTCGCCTAAACTTTTATGTTTAAGCATCTTCTTGTAAATACTCATACCTTTCTCCCGAAAATGTCCGTCTATCTATCTCTCTATCTAATGGAAATGTTTCTTCCTACAAAGATTTATACTTTTTGTTTTTTCTGCAAAAAGCTCATCATTTTATTAGATGTTTTGAGATTGACGGATCCCCAGTTAAGAACGTCAAACATTCTCTGAATGGTACCCAAGAACGACTTTTCGAATTGTAGTTCATAATCTATATCAAATAATTCTTCAAATTCTTTTGGATAATTACCT